TGAACAGCAACTAAGACAAAAAGAAACTATGTTAACTAACAGAGTATTGGAGAACTAGCTATGTGTCTTGGCGGTGGTGGTCAAATGAGACAACAACCTCAACGTGAATATCAGAATAGACCTGTAACTATATCTGGTACACAGACAGGAGTTGATAACCCTAAAGATACAGCAAAAGCAACAGAGACTTTAAAGATAGAAAGACAGAAAGAAGAAGGAACTTATGTAGATCCTAACCTTACAACTGCTGATAAATTACAGCAAACTGGCGGAGGTAAATATACAATGAAAAAAGATAGTACTGGTAGGATTAGGAAAATGAAAACAAGTACCTATCGCAAGAGCCTTAGAAGTAAGGCTAGATCATCTAAGAAGTAATTTACTATGTGTTTCAGAAGTCCAACACCACCACCATTACCAGATCCAGAACCAGTTGATTCTGCTATAGAACCTACTGCAAGAAAGGTTGCTATTAGTGATGATAGAACTATGGGTCAACCCAAAAAGAAAAAGACAGGTCAAAAAGTTACAGGTGGAAGAATGGCTAGGGCTATAGCACCAAGACGATTAGGCACTAGGTCTTTACAAATACCTCTGCTTGCTAATAGCACTAATGCAGGTAATTTAAACTATTCATAAAATGGAATACTCCACACAAGGAACGACAGCAGCAGGTAGATACGAAGCACTTGTCAGTAGCAGGTCTGTTTACGATAGAGAAGCAAAGGAATCTTCTAAGCTAACCATACCTAGTCTGATACCAGAACAGACATCAGGTACTAGAGCTAGGATCAAGACACCGTTTCAAGCAACAGGTAGTCGTGGAGTTAATTCTTTATCGAATAAATTATTAATGACTTTGCTACCACCAAGCACAGCATTTTTTAAATTAGAAATAGATGACCTTGAAATAAGAAAGCAAGGACAAGAAGCACTACAGAGTGAGATAGATAAAGGACTACGCACAATAGAAAATGCTTTGATGAATCAGATAGAAATATCTAACGATAGAGTTGCCATGTTTGAAGCACTCAAGCATCTTGTAGTATCAGGTAACGTCTTGCTATATCTGACAGATAAAGGACTAAAAGTATATCCACTATCTAAGTTTGTTTGTAAGCGTGATGAAGTTGGTAATGTTTTAGAAATACTAATCAAAGAAACAGTACACCCACAGGCTCTACCTCTTGAGTTCTTAGAACAGATTAAGAAGAAAGAGAACTATGACGCAGACATGATGAAGGGAGACTTGGATATATATACATCAATCAAAAGAATGAATGATGACTTCTTTTGGTTTCAAGAATGTAAAGGAGAAAAGATACCAAACACAGATGGCAGATCAAAGGTAGATGTTACTCCTTTTATTCCTCTCAGGTTTATTCGGGTAGATGGAGAAGATTATGGTAGAGGATATGTTGAAGAATACAGAGGAGACTTAATTAGTCTTGAGTCTTTGATGCAAGCAATAATCGAAGGTGCTGCTGCTAGTGCTAAGACATTATTTCTAGTCAATCCAAATGGGATTACAAGGGCTTCGACAATAAGCAAAGCACCCAATGGAGCTATACGAGAAGGTAGTGCAGCAGATATTTCTGTCATGCAAGTTGGTAAGAGTGCAGACTTCTCTGTTGCTTTTAGTGCAATACAAAGAATAGAAGCAAGACTTGAGTTTGCTTTCTTGATGGCAAGATCAGTACAACGTGATGCAGAAAGAGTGACAGCAGCCGAGATAAATCTTATGGCACAAGAACTGGAGAACAGTCTTGGTGGTATCTATAGTATCTTGACTCAAGAGTTCCAACTACCATACCTAAGAAGACGTATGCACTTATTAGTAAGACAAGGTAAAGTTCCCAAGCTGCCTGATGAACTGGTCAAACCCAAGATAGTAACAGGACTTCAAGGACTTGGTAGGGGTAATGATAGAAACAAACTGATTGAGTTTATTGGAACTGTAGCTCAAGCATTAGGACCAGATGTAATGAGACAGTACGTTAATGTAGATGAAGCGGTCAAACGTCTTGCTACCAGTATCGGTATAGATACTGCTAACCTAGTAAAAACACAGGAGGAAATCCAAGCAGAACAACAAGCTGCACAACAACAACAGCTTATTCAAAGTCTTGGACCTGCTGCTTTAGGTTCACGTTTGCTTGATCCTAAAGTAAATGCAGAAGCAGGTTTAGCTGATGCACAGGCACAACAACTACAACAACAAGGAGGAACACCTGATGCCAACCAAGAAGCCTAGTAGAAAAAGAGATGAAGATGGAAAGTTTGTCTCTGAAAAAGCAGTCGTTAGTCGTGTAGGTGAGTACGAAGAAAACCCTGTACCAGAGAAGTCGGGTGATTACGTTACTGGACATGGCAACACAATTCACTATAGTTAAAAGAAAAAACCACTATGACTTCATCACAAGTACAAGTATCTGAAACACCACCAATGTCTCAACAAGATCTTGAAGGTCTGAAAGATGAGAATGGTTTGTATGCTGGTAAGTTTAAAACTGTAGAAGATTTAGCAAACAGCTACAAAGAATTAGAAGGTAAGCTTGGTTCTGTTACAGAAGAAGATCAAGTATCTGAAGAAGAAACTACAGGAGTACCAGAATCTTATAAAGATTATTATCAAGAAGATGGAACTGTAGATTACAATTCTGTAAATGAAAACTATGGAGAAATCTTAGGAGAACTATTTAAAGAAAACAATATAGATCCATATAAGATAGCTGCTGAGTTTGATAAGAACGAAGGAGAGATACCAGAAGAAATGTATCAGTCTCTATTAGATGCTGGCTTATCTGCTAATGCTGTTGATTCTTATTTAAAAGGAGTGGCAGTTGAAAGAGGATACATTGAAGGCGAAGAAGGTGCAGCAGAAGAACTAGCACAGGAAGAAGTAAAAGGTATTAGAGATTCTATAGGTGGAGATGAAGCCTATGGCAAGATGGTTAGTTGGGCTTTAGAAAATTTATCTAAGCCAGAGATAGAAGCTTTCAATGAAGCAACAAACACAATGTCTGGACCACAACTTAGTATGATGGTACAAGGACTATATACTAGATACCAAAACGCTATGGGAGTT